GCTCATCACGCTACCCTTCTTCTTGGAGAAAGGCACCAACGGTGACGCAAACGCCCCAAACAATGTGAACAGGTGTAACTCCATACCCGGACGGTTGTAGATCGACACAACCTTTTTCCACTCTTCGATGTTGCCCTCTTGCCGAAAGTTCTTAATCAACCCCAATGTGACGGATGATGGGGGGCTGTAGGTAATGTCTGTTGCAGTAATGCACCGGTCACCAACGATGAAAGCACTGTAGTTATCTGCCCACCCAAACTGCAACCGTGACTTCTTAGCTTTGTCCGCGTTCTGATAACTCTTGATCGACTTACTGGCATACATGATAAGTGCCTCCATTTGTTTACCCAAAGCACTGATACCTTCTCGTGCCAGCCGTTTACCAAACGTCTCTTTGCCCACCATCTCCTGCATGGGCATGATGAATTCCCTTACCCCGTCTTTGGGCAAATGAATTCTAAAAAGCGCGGACATTCCGAGTATTGGGTCATCAATGGTGTTAACAAGGTAGAAATCATTTTCATAAACCAACACATCTTCTGTGTCGCCATCTTTGTTCTTAATGCGGTGATATACCCCGCCGTTCTTGCCTCTGAAATACGGAAATGGATACGCCGGAATGACATAGGTCTTGCTTGGTGTCAGGGCATCCCGAACGATGTTGTCCTCAGCCTTAGCTTCTTCTGCTAACCCACGCCCCAGTATGATTGGTGAGGCAATAGTTCCACGGTGTTTGCACCCTTCGCAACCCTTGGGGTTGTCCTTCCAAAAAGTCTCACACCGATACGGGCCTTGAATACGTGCTGCTTTTTCTTCTGTTTCTGCTGCGGAATACTCAGGGTGCTTACTGGATATAGCATGAATAGCTTTTACCCGATCCTTGCAATGCTGGGCGATAGACAACGCCGCTCTCCACATAGGCTCACTGGTATGTTCCTGATTTGTAACCGCCTCCAATAGCTGATTGCACCCTTCCCCTACCACACTCTTCTGTAGGATCACCTTGAAGCTGGACGGGCGGTTTGCAAGCAACGACTTGGTTACGTCGTCCATCGGCATCCGGTTAGGCAACTCCACAACGTCCGTGTTTGTCACTCCAAGAATAGTCTTGAAGGTTTCAAACTCAATCGGGGCTACCGTGCTAAGAACTTCCACCTTAAGGGGGTTTAGCTTGTCCTTGAAGTTAGATGAACCTACCGCCCGAAGCACCCGCGCTGCGTCAGCAGGAACAGCAGGATCAATCTTCATACCGTTAAGTAGACAAGCGGCTTTAAACTTGTCTGCTACGACCTTCCATTCCGCACGAGACACAGCCTCCGTCAGAGGCCAATACGCATGGATACCCCTGCCGGAATTAACCAGCATCGGACGGGGTAGCTTTAAGTCCTTAACAAGTTGCTTTAATCCTAGTAGTGCGTCGTGCTGGCTGGGGTAATGCTTACCGTCGTCAATGTCCGGGTCACAATCCAAATCCAAAAAGAAAGATCGCACACAGGCTACGTTCTCTGCCGTGCGGTTTCGTGCGGATTCAAAACTACTGACCGCAATAAATGAGTTAAGTCCTTTCTCCTCCAGATGATCGACTGCAATATCAATTTCTAATTTTGTCTTATGAAAAGTTTGGCTGTGTACGCGTTTACCTTCTAATGCAAAGACACAGTAGATTCCCTCTGGAGGCAAAACCACCTCCAAAAACTCCTGTCTGGTGAGCATGGTTATTCGTTTTCATATTGTTCTGCAACCGGTTTCTGTCGTAACCGCTCCACCAACTCGGCCACTTGGGGTATTAGGTGTTTGCTCGGCGTACTTCTACCGGTAATCCAGTTGTACGCCGTAGCACGAGTGATTCCAAAAACCTCCGCTAACTCAACAACGGAGTAACCATGCAAAATACATAAGCGTCCAAGCTCGACGCCAAGCCCCTTATTATCGGGGTTCGATACTATCGCTTTCATCTTCTTTGTGTAACCGCGTTTGCTCATTTCTTTCTCCCGAAAAAAGGGGTGCGAAGTGTATCGCACCCCCCACCCTATTTAATTATTATTCGTCATCCCATTGATCCAACACGTCTTTCAGATTCTTCTTGGGAGCGGGTTCCGGCTCTGACTTCTTGGATTCCCGTTTCTTAGGCTCTGCGGGAACTTCCTCGTCATCTTCCTCCTCTGGCTTGGCTTCAACCTTGGCCTTTGGTTTGGCTTGTGCCAACTGCTTGAGGGGAACTGCCGGTGCTGACGGTGCATAGGACACCTTAACGGCTTCCTTGGCCTCATCGGTCTGACCATGCGCTACGCAACGCTCATACTCATCCTCAGTCAACGGGCGCACCGCTTTGAAGGTCAGCTTTGGTGTGGCACTGTCCGTATCAAACCGCATCTCAGTCACCACCGCAGTGATGTTGACATTGAACCCCGCCAAGAACTGCACGTAGGAGTTGAGCGGCAGCTTACCGTTCTCGCCCTTACCAAAGATCGACTGCGCTGGAAGAGTCAACTGGAACACATCGCCTTCCAGATCGTTCTCCAACACCACGGCAACACGGCGGGAGAAACGGCAAGCACGGGACTCACCCTGACCTGAGCCTTTAATGTTCTGCGGACAAGTCGTGCAGTTAGCACTTTGCGCGTCAGAGATGCTTGCGTCAGGACGTTCCCCATCCGCAGACCAGCATGACGGAGCAGTACCCTTAGCAGTCGGGTCATAGGCACCCGCATAGAACGAGCGTGAAACTTTCGGTGCGGCGTTTACGATCACGATCTTCATCGACCGCTCTTCGTTAGTGGCAATCTCTTTGCCATCTACCACCAGACGGAACACACCCCCACGGATGGATATACGCTTACCACCCCCGCCCCCAGACAGGAACGACTTGGTTACATCATCCAGCGGGGCGTTACGCAGGTAGTCGGGAACGCCATTTTTAAACAGTGTGACATCGTTACTCATTTAATTCTCCTGATTATTTACGACGGATAGAAACATCATAGGTGCTGTTTGCATTGAGTCCCGGAGGCAGCAACTCAGGGTTATTCTCCAGAAAAGTCTTCATGTTCGTCTGGTGAAGCCGTTGCTCCGTGAGATCAAGTACATCATGCTCTTTCATAAACTTCCGCATTTCCGGCCAATCGTTCGTCCAGTAATACGTCTTGGTCGTGCGTGATACCGTGCCATACGCTGTCTTCAACCCACTAGCGCCAAGCTCTTTGCACAACTCAAGCAACTGCGCGGTAATAAGCTTCATGCTATCTTCTACTTCTAAATCCTCCTTCTCATACTCCCGTTTCAACACACTGCGCTTATCGCGCATTTTTATGTATATCTTTACCAGCTTATCAACTGACACTCCTTCACTCATTTGTTTCTCCCAGTTCAGCTATCTCTTCTTTGTATAGGTCAACCAACCGTTGATGGATATCGACCTTGCCTTGAAGCATCTTATACATCTTGCGTTCAACACCACTACCCTGCAAATGCACGATGGTTACTTTGTTAGCTTGTCCTGCGCGATGCACCCGTGCGTTAGCTTGCAGATACGTCTCAACACTCATAACCGGAGACCAGTAGACCACGACGTTAGCCGCGTGTAGGGTTACGCCATGCGATGCTGCCTGTGGCTGAATAACCAATACCTGCGGGTCAGGCGTAGTCTGGAACGTATTGAATATCTCCGTGCGCTTCGTTGGGGATACCTTCCCATTGATAACGCGATTCGTAATGCCCTTCGACTTCAACCAATTTGAAACCAACACCAAACTGTGCGTATACGGCACAAACACCAACACTTTATGACTTGCTTCTTCGATCACTTCTTTCAACGCCTGTAGCCGATTTAAACAATCAAACTCAATGACTTCCTTAGTGTCTGAATAGACCGCACCACCGGATATCTGCAACAGCTTGGTCAATACCGTTGCTGCCGTAGGTGCGGAGATTTCTTCTCCTGCGGCGTTGATCAACTGTTCCCGTAACAACCCCTCGTAATACTTGGTCTGCTGCTTCGTGAGGGGAACATCCCGTGTGACATACATCATGTCTGGCAAGTCAAGGCACTCCTCTTTAGAAAACCTAATCGCCGGTTGCAACGCGTTAAATACCGTTTCGGTAGAGTCTGGTCTTGGCACCCACTTAAACCGCGTAAGCTGTGTCATCACCATGCTCTTAAACGTGCCGTGAAACTTTGGCACTCCCGATGGATTGACAATACGTGCCAGCCCATACGCGTCACTTGGTTCTTGTGAAGCAGGGGTACCCGTCAACATCCACACCCATGTGCTTGGGTTGATTACTTTAGCAAGACACTTCCAACGCGTCGTATGAACATTCTTATACGCGTTTGCTTCATCAACTATGATTAGATCAAACCGCCCATCGTCAATCACGGTGTCCGCGATAATCTCCAAGCCTTCGTAGTTGGTGATAACAAACTCTGCATCCCCCGCTACGATCCTACGACGCGTCTCTGCTTTGGAGCTATGGGCTATCTCGCAGGTGCGGTGCATTGCAAACTTGAATAGGTCGGCTTGCCACGCAGCGCCCATGATTGATACCGGACAGATTACCAACACCCGCCGAATTTTCTTTTGGTGCATCAAGTAGTCCGCAGCCCAGATACAACTCGCCGTCTTTCCCGTGCCTTGCGAGTTAAAACAAAACGCCCTGCGATTCATCGTTAGAAAGTCGGCGGTAGTAACCTGATGCGCGAACGGTTGGTGCAGACCTGTCCACTTGTATGACTTGCGTATAGGGGACGGCACCCCTTTAATCTTGAGGTTCTTAAGTATCTGCGCCTCTTCCAGCCCCCACTTAACCAACACTTCGTGGTCACCCACCCGCGCACTTGTCGGGATAACATCCGTGATTTTAGAAGGGTCGCGCACCTTGAGATGCAGTGCTTTGTTGTCCACTATTTGCATGTTGTTTCTTCATCCGTGAAAGAGCTACGAAGCGGTGTGCATGTTTGCACCCACTTCACTATTTGTAAAACTGTTTACTGCTGCCGCCTCTATGGACGACTTGAAGGACTATATTCTAACAACTAGAAACGTATGTCAACTATTTTTTCTTCGGCACATTTTGCTTAACGGTGTGATCCGAGTTACGGCTGAACGAAGCGTTCTTTGCTCTGGACGTAAGTTTCAGATTTGATGGAGAATTCGTACCCCCCTTCGACAGCGGCTTAACGTGGTCAATGACCTTACCCGCACGGTCAATGCCCTTGGCATCCATCCCACGCCTTGCTGCTGCGCGTTTTGCACGTTCAGGGTTCTCCCCCCGTGCTTGCTGCATATCGTACTCGTGTTTATACGGTCGCGGTTTGTTGACGTATGGCATTTTCTAAACTCCTTGTAGTATTAGCAATTAGCACCCAATTGTCATTTTGCATTCTTGTTTTCGCTAACCAACCGCCGACACCTAAAAAAACCAGCGTAGTCTGGGTATTTGTCATCAAACTTTCTGGCGTAGTGGGCGCAA